ATCACTTGCAATAGCACTTAAAACATAAGCGGCAACATCCTCATGTGTCATAGGAATCTCAATTTTTGCATTGATCCGCTTTATACCATCAGGATATATCTGCGCTCTCATAATTATTCCTTGTCTAATAAGATTGTTTTACTTTACCGATATAACTATATTAACACCAATATACATTGTGTCAAGTAAAAAGTATTACTTTTTTATTTTTTTCTTATAATAATGAGATACGGTTTTGAAAATCTGCAAAACTTGTACTTGATGCGGCTAGATCTTTTAATGTTTCTATACTTATAAAACCGCCTGTTGGTTCTGAAAGGTTTGTTGTAGCAGACGGTGTAGAGTGAATAACTGTTCCAGAAGTATTAAGTCCTTCGATGCCTGGTTGTGACGGAATAGATGCTACTTGTCCAGAACTAACAGGAACTTCACTTTGTGTAGGTATATCAGTATATCCAGTAATACGTCCACAATAGTCATATGTAGGTACTCTGTTCTCTACACCTGAAATAGGATCATTTTCTTGTTCAAGTCTAGAAATCATTTCTGGTTCTAAAATATAATGAAAAATATTGTTTCCTTGACCATCTACTTCATAACTCTTTAACGCATCATATGAACCTTTTAATCCGTTTCCTAAACGTTGGGCAGCTGCAAGATCCATATTATTAGGATCAATACCAACACCAACCTGGTTATTAATTCTGTTAGTTGGGGCAAAGTTACTGCCTCCTTTATCTGTAGTACTTCCGCTTCCAAATTTGTTTTCAAACTTAATTAAGTCTTTCATATCATTTGAAAACGCTTTTAGGTCATTTCTAAAACCATTAATTGTTGACTGTGGTAAGTTAGCAAGATTACTTAAATTGTTTTGTATATTGCCTAATACCCCACCATTAAAGATTGGTTTAAAGTTACCGTTACTGTCAATACATCCGCCGATATCACTATCAGCCATTGTTCCTAAGTTATCAAGTAGTTTTTTGCCCTCTCCAGTAAAACTACCAAACATATCCCGTAACACATTTGGTATAGCACGAGGTTCAACTGGTGTACCACAAAAATTAATCATGTTAGCGATAGCCGCAAACTCTGCTATACCGGCATTAAGTCTACCTAATACATTTTCAATATCAGTATGTGCTATAAATTCTTCTAATGCTTGTTCTGCTTCTGCTAAGTCATCATATAGATCACTTAACGCACCCTGCCAATTTACGCCTGCGTTATTAAGTAATCTACCTAAATTAACTTTTAAGCAAATTTGTACATTGGGAAGTTTGAAACCATTGCCTGCTAATATACTACAAATAATCTCTCGTAATGTATAACTTGTTGTTGTCGTTGATACCGTACCGTCAACAGGATCAATAGTAGTACTGGTTGGTACTTCAACTGTTCTATTAAGATATTCATTAGCATTTGCTAAACCATTTGGGAAATCTGCATTTGCCAATTTAACCTCCTATATAAACGTTATTACTGCCGCCTGCTGTTTTTGGATTACAGTGTGGCGGGATAGGACAAAATGTATCTGGAGACGCATCATTTGGTGCATTAATAACTACCAATACACCACCTATATATACATTTGGATTAGCCGCTTTTAAGGCGCCACCGCCATGTGTATTAGGGTTTCCATCTACAGCGGTTAATAAGTTGTTTGTATATACATTTGGATTGGCGGCTACTGTTTTAGCACCGCACGATCTTGAATCTGTATCTCTATGAACTTGTGGCATTAATTTAATACTGCTAAACTTGTTGTACTTTGTGTATAAGTATTTGCCGCGTCCTTCGCAGTTTTTACAATACATATAATACTATTTAGTTTAACAGTAAACTTAGCATTATTATCTACAGTAAACATAAATGGAGCAAGTCCTGCTTCTCCACCTTTACCTGCTACTAACATTAAGGGTTTCTTTAATATTACATCTTCTTTATTTTCTTTTTCAAGTGTAGCAACCATTTCTTCACCAGAAGTTAGTTTAATACTAACAATGTCGCCAACCTTGTAAGGGGTTTCTATTATCATGATAATGAATTTCCTGTACCATTAAAACCTGTATCCTCAATATAGGAAACAAGTTGTTCATAACCACCAATCACATTGTTGTTAATAACAATCTGTGGTGCTGTTCTTGCATTAGGTGCTACTTCAAGTAATTGTTCTCGAGTAACATCTACGCCGATCTTTTTTACCTCATATTTAATTTCTAATGAATCAAGTAAATGAGTTGCTTTTGTGCAATAAGGACAGAAATCCTTACTGTAAACTACTACGTCCATTATTTTCTCCTTATTTTAATATTTATTAGGGTGCCTTTGTCTTATATGGGTGACTACTAGGTAAATTTCCAGTTAAACCCCATTTGTGAGCAAGGTAACCTTCTGCCGCTTCTACATCTGAAATGTTAGTACCGCCTGTGCCTGGCACACCTGCTATATGAAAATATTCTGCCATACGCCCATCCAGATGTACACCTGATCTGTTTCGCATTATACGATGATCCGAACAGGTTGTGTCCATTGATAAGTTGTATGGATCTATACTTGTTCTTGTCGTACCGTTTAATCTACCAAATATCTGATTGCCAGTTTTGTTAAACACAATACTTACAATAGTCCATGTGTTTTGTGATATATTTGTTTGAAATGTATTCCTAGCAGTACCAGAAACAATACTATTATTACCATCATAATCAATCTCACCAGTCCAGGTGTTGTTACTTTGACTAGCACTTACAGCATACGTTCTATTGCCATCAGCACTCCAGAAACTGTCTTTAGTTTGATCTACACTATGCCATTGAAACACACCTATTGCCCAGTGATTACCACCACTAGCGTATGGACCTGATCCAGTTGTAATGTTTTCGTTACTACCAGAAGTACTAAAGTCCCAAACATTTAAACCATTTAATCCACCAGTAACTCTAGTAGGTGTACCAGTTATAGTGGGTGAAAAGTTACCTGCTTTGTCACTAACTGTATTGAGTGTTGAACTACTTAGTGTATAACTACTTGTATCGCTGGCATCATACCAAAGTACTGGTGTTATGTCTGTACTAGGATCCCATGGTGCGGCAGATCTAAATGCCGTCGCTCTACGTCCTGCTCTAAAACTGTGGGTAAAAGCACTAATAAAAGGCATTATGCGAAGTCCACTAATTGTCCAAGCACTATATAACTACCGCTTGTTCTTAGTATACTAAAACTAACAACATCTACACCATTGTTTGTACCACTTGGTGCTGATCCACCTTGCCATACTATTGTTCTACTTACACCGTCAGTTTGTACCGCACTAGGTATTCTAGCAGTGGCGCCTTGGTCAATTACTAGTGTCATGCCAGTACCATAGTTTGTGCTTAGTCCAAGATTTGTAAAGTTTGCTGTAAAGTTAGCACTTGGGCTTGTATGATAAAATATATGTCCATTATCACAATCGTGTGTTACTGTACCACTTGCTCCGGTGATTGTACTGAATGCTTCGAACGTTCCACTTTCAAATGTAGCATTTCCATTAACAGTAAGTGTATCACCTATTGTTGTGCCTATACCAGTAGCACCTATTGTAATGGCGTCAGTTTGTGTAGTACCAATGTCTACACTACCGCTTGTTAACGCACCACTACCACCTGTAATAATTGTGTCGCCACCTTGACTGTTTAGGTCAGTTGCGTCGCCACCTGTAATTGTTAAGTCATCGCCATCGCCTGATGTAGTAGCAGTTGGCTCTATACTACTAACATTAATAGTACCGCCTGACACCAAGTATCCACTTAAATCTGGTGGAGTAAATGTAAACACACCACTTGTATTATCATAACTTAATCCTGCTACACCATTTGCGGCTGTTGTAACACTTAAATCTGTTAAATCAATACCGTTTGTTAACCCACTTATAGTAACACCTGTAAAGTCTACGCTGGTAGCATTAGTAAAATCTACCGTGCCTTGAATTGTTTGTGTACCTGAGCCTGTTGTGATATCACCTACTACGCTTCCTGTAAAGATAGCAGAGTCGACATCTAAAATAGTAGTTGTGCCTGGGTTATCTGGATCTTGTACAACATCAGCAAAAACCCAACCTGTAGAAGTTCCTGTTGCACTTGCCGATCCTGTGTTGCCCATAATATAAGCACTAGTATCGCTAGTATCTGCGGCATTTGATGTTACAGTAGTTGTGTATTGGGCTTGATCTACAATAGCATTACCCAGATCTGGTGGAGTATAAGTAAACACTCCTGTTGTACTGTTGTATGCTAATGTACCACTGCCACTAGCCGCCGCCTGTGTAACACTTAAATCTGTAAGAGCAATACCACTGCCGCCACCACTTAACAAATTAGTAGTGTCTGTTAAGTCACTTACATCTGCTGGAATAGTTGGTGTACCAGTTAATGAACTATATTGTCCATCAAATAATGTTGGTATGTTTGTTAGGCTGTTATAATCACCATCAAATGTACTGTAACTTCCTAGATCACTTATCTGTGATTCTGTAATCGTAAGTGCCGCTTCATGTGCCGTAACATCTGATTCGGTTACAGTATAACTTGTTAAGTAGGCGCTTAATTGACTGTCGTTTGCTAGTTTATTCCATACTCCACCATGAGCAAAATACATAGCACCATCACTATGACTGTGTGCTATTGCTCCATGATATGTACTAGCATTTGGAAAAGCAGTCTGGTCTGCGTAAAGGAAAGGAATAACTGCTGTTGTTGTGCTAGTGTTTCCTCTGTCTATAACACTTTGTAATGTATCTGTTTCAGTATAACTTGTTAGATATCCTTGTGTACTATGATCACCATAATCAGTTGGGATAGTTGGAGTATTAGTAAAGTTGTTGTAGTCTAAATAATAACTAGGTGCTTGGCTGTCTAATGTAGAGGCATCGCCACCTCCACCACTTAATAAATTAGTTGTATCTGTTAGGTCGCTAACATCACTTGGTATAGTTGGCGTGTTTGTTAGACTATTGTAATCACCATCAAATGTACTATACCCACTGGTGTTATTAAAACTTATTTCACCAGTTGTTTGGTTAAATGCAATATCACCTGTACCACTTATATCACTTAAACTAATACCAGCGCCAGCAAGTAGACTATTAAAGTCTACTGTAAATGTTGTTGTGTCATCTCTTGTAAATGTTGCTAGTCCAGTATTATTATCGTATACACCTTGTGTAATTCTAGCGGCGTTTGTGTCATCTAAATATAGAGACAAATCTAAATCTGTTTGTGCGCCATTCTCATCTACATAACTTAATGTGTTGGCAGCAAGGCTAAGTGTGGTCACTGTTTCACTAGTAAGTAACGAAGGTTTATTGGTTACTAAATTCCAATCAATTGTAACATCTAATGGTCGCCAAGCATTGTCAAACTGACTCCAACCTAAAAATAGTCCACCACCATTACTACCATCTAATGTTACAACACCATAAGTAACATCATTTAAGTCATCTAAATTTTCCGGGCCCGAACTAGAGCTTACTGTTCCTGGTTCCCAAACATTTGTTGTACTATTCCATACGAGTACCTGGCCATTTGTTGGAGGTGTCGTTGTATCTACATCTTGTAATAAATCTATGCTAAGGTTATTTAAATCTGCACTCGTAATATAACCCGAATCATTGGTAAAAGAACTATTAGTTGTAGGTATTGTAGGTATTACTGGCTTATTTGTTAAATCGTTATAATCACCGCTAAACACATCTGTAATATTGTATCCGGCTGTAGTACTTGGTATACCAGTTAATGATCCAAAACTTCCATCAAATCCAGATACTCCATTACCTAATAGATTATTAACATCGGTTAGTTGTTGTATATCTGTTGGAATTGTTGGTAAGTTAACTAAATCGTTATAACTTCCCGAAAAACCAGAACCGCCAATTACGTGGCCTCCCGGTGTTGATCCATCTCCGCGCCTTAATATTGCTGGATTAGAAGCGTCTGCCCATATATCTGTTATATCACCTACATAGGTGGAAGCGATAACTGACGGATCCAGATATAACCCTCCCAGTTCTAATTTATAAACGTATGTAGCCATTGATAGTTCTCCCTACATGTATTTATTAAAGAGACATACCTGCAAAGGTGTCTTCTTTTACGTCTTGTTTAACGCCGCCAATAACATAAGAACTAATTTCAGTTTCTTGAGGTGCCACTTGTACTTCTGAACCACTGATCCATTTCTGTGTCCATGGAAGTGGATTTGCTTGTGTAGTTGTATATGGGCATTTCATACCTAATGCAACCATTCGTTTACAACATATCCATTCAATATAATCATGCAGTAATTTTGAATTAAGACCAATCATTGAACCATCCTTGAATAGATAGTTAGCCCATTCCTTTTCCTGTTCAACCGCATCTACAAACATTTGTGTAACTTCTTCTTTACACTCTTCTGCAATTGAAGCAAAATCTTTGTCTTCTTTCGTTAGTACTTTAGACAACATATATTGTGTACTTGCTAAGTGTACATTCTCATCGCGAGCAATAAACTTAATAATCTTAGCATTACCTTCCATTTTCTTAAGTTCAGCAAACGCCCAACTACAAGCAAACGAAACATAAAAACGAATACCTTCTAGTACATTAACTGAATTGAGTGTAAGCCAGATCTTCTTCTTTAGTTCATAAAGATCAATCTTAATTTTCTTACCATTTACTGTATGTGTGCCTTCACCAAGTAATTGATAATACATTGATGTTTCGATAAGATCATCGTAATATTTGGTAATATCATCAGCACAGTCAGTAATCTCTTTACTGTCCATCATCTCATCAAATATTTTACTAGGATTAGGATAGATATTTCGAATAATATGTGTGTAACTACGGCTGTGAATAGTTTCACTAAATGTCCATGTTGTAATCCAGTTTTCTATTTCTGGCAAACTAACAATAGGATTAAAACTCTCAGCAGGTGCTCTACCCTGTACTGTATCTAAAAGAATCTGACGTTTTAGATTACTTGTAAAAATATGTTGTTCATGAGCAGTAAGATCTTTAAAATCTTTTGAATCCTTACTTACATCTACTTCTTCTGGTCGCCAGAAAAAACCTAACTGTTTGTCAGTTAATTTGTCAAATTGTTTATATTTCAACGTATC